TGGTATCACGACTTTCTGTCGCCGCTCGACCTACCGGAAATGCAGCTCGATGCCGATCTGCATGCGGCCGGGACACCCGAGGCGCTGGCGCTGCGCCGACGCCACCACGACGGCGAAATCGATGCCACGGGTGAGGAAGGCGACGAATGGGCAAAGAGCGCGGAAGGTCAGAAGACATTCCGAAAGCTGCTCCGGTGACGGAACTGCGCTGCACCCGCGATCTGGCGCTGCGCCTAGGCGCGATCGGGCCTGAGACCATCGCGCATCACCGGGAACTCAAATCCGCCGGTCATATGCTCGTCCGCGACACCGAGACGTCTTGGCCGATGTTCTGGCCGTGGGAGTTGAGCCGCGCGGATATGGCGACGGCGAAGTCGAGCTAAGGGAGACAACCATGGAACTGGCACCGGCAAACGATCGTGGCTTCCTGAAGGGATCGTTCAAGGATCACAATGGGGAGGCCTGCAGCATCCAGAAAAGCTCGCTCGTGCATCCGGATTGCATCTGGCTTGGCTGCGAGCACGAGACGGTGCACCCCACCATGGGCCTATCCTGCGGGGCACGAATGCATCTGACCCAGCAAATGGTCGCCGACCTGATCCCGTTGCTACAGTATTTTGTGGATACCGGCGAACTGCCGGCGAGCTAAGCCGTCCCGGCGCATCTGGAACACGCGGTAGCCTTTTCCCACTTATATGGCGGTCGCGGTCCACTTCGGAGATAGGACCACCTAAACCGCCAGTGAAGCAGTCGGCACCAAAAATCAGGCAGTCGCATGACCAGCCCCGTACATCCGGGCCACGACCTTCCGTGCAGCCGCGTCCGAAACACCAAGGCCTCTCAGAACGAACAGGATAGCCCCAGGCGCGAGTTTTTGTGGGCGGGCGTTGCTACCGGCCCAAGCGTAGATCGCGCCCACCGTGGCCGCTGCGGCGAGCTTGACCCCGGCTGGCTCCAGGTCGTCGACTGCTGCGCGGATCAGGCGCGAAAACTCATCCCTGACATTCCTGCGATAGATCGGGTTCGCGGCGCAGGCCGGTGCCAGTGGCGACATGGCCACGCCATAGAATACCGCGATTGCTGCCGCGAGCGCGCGCAGCGGGTCTTTGTCGGGAACGGCGCGCATCGAGTCGAGATCACGCGCGAGCAACTTCGCGAACACGGCGGCGATCAGCTCGGTTTTATCGGGAAAATATTTGTACATGAGCCCGGCCGCAATGCCAGCGCGTGCGGCCACCGCATCGGTGGTCAATCCCTCCATTCCCGACCGCGCAATGACGTCGATGGCGGAGGCCAGAATTGAATTGCGGCGCGCCTCCAAACTGGCGAGCACCTTCTCGGTTTTGCGGTAGGCCATCAAATACCTTTCTAAAGCGTCTCGACATATTCGGGATCAATATTCTTTTCCGCCATGAGTCGCATCAGTTTTGCGATTGGCGCGGGGATGGCGTCCCCTGCCGCGTAGCGCTGCGCCTGCCGGGGCGATATGCCCAGCACGCGGCCTGCCTCGACGATGTTAAGGCCTAGATCGGAGAGCAATTTTCGGTATTGTGCGTTTGTCATGGTGTGGCCTTTCCGGTGCCCTCTCAGGCCCGAAACCGGCCTGCGGTGACAGGCCGGCGGAGACGCCAATCCCCGCCGGCCACTTTGTTTAATCTTCCAAGGTCGCGCGTAGCGCCAAAGCCTCGGAAATGATGCCGCTGCGGCAAAGGTTGTCGATATAGTCGACGAACGTAACGCGTGTATCGGTGCAATAGGTGCCTTTGCGCCGTTTGCGGCTCGCTTCTGGATGATCGCACCAGAACGCGCGGCGCAGGTCTTTTTGATTGGTGATTTTCATAGCGCGCTCCCAACCATAAGGCCGATGAGCACGAAACAGAGAATCACAAAACATGCTTCTAGGCGGTCGAGTCTAGTTGTTCGCATAATAATCCCTCTCAGTTAACGGACCCGCCAAGGTCCGCCGGCAGTGTTGCCGATTGCTTTAGTCCGATAATGCAGGCATGCGGGCTGCAAGCCGCAAAGATTCCGCCCAACCGCACCCGATTTCTTTTTGGATGCGCTTTGCCTCGACGATTTCGGATTGAATCTCCTTGTCTAGGTCACGCCTTCTGGGCTCCAATCCGCGAGCCGCGCGCATGCTGTGTGCTAATACACTCATTTTGATCTACCTCTCTATTCGGCAGTGTTGCCGATCATGCCCCGCGCGAGGAGGGGCATGGGCTGCAACGCTTCAGGCCTTCATCATCGTGGCATAAATCCGCTTGATCACGTCATCGCTGCTGATCTGCTGCCCGGTGTTGGTCCGTGCCCAAATATTCAGGTTTGCAAAATCCATATTGACCTTCTCGCCCTGCGCGGCCAGCTTTGCCGCGAGCCACGGCGAAACGGCCCAATGTTCGTACACTTCCCAGTCATAGGGCTCAAGTCCGTGCTTTTCGCAGGCCTCTTCAGCGGACTCGGCACCAGTTTCGAAATCATCGTGTATCCACATGGAAGACGTTTCGTCTTCAAGCGGGTTAGGATCGCGGGCAACATGCTTCCATCCAGCCTCTCTTGCCGCCTCCTCATAATCTGGCACGGGCGATATCAGTTCAAGAGCCTGATCACAAAGTAACGAAAGATCGGTGCCAGGATGCGCGTCACCATTCGCGAGAGTGAAGATAAGCGACGATAGGCAGCAACTCACCTCTTGCTGCACCATTTGTTCGATTGTTTTCATTGGTCCCTCTCAGTTAGGCCCGCGCCATACGGGCAGTTATTGCCGATAAATTGGTCATCTTCAGGCCCCTCCCCGCATTGGCGCGGGGGCATGGGCCGCAACACTATTTGTAGACCGCGATTCCGCGCGTGTAGTGGGTCGACAAGTCATCCCCGAAAGCCGCATCTTCGGGCCGCAGGATGTAGAGCGCACCGCCTTGCACATAGCTTTGGAAAGCCGGATAGCATGCCATGATCTTGGCGAGGCGCTTCAACGCGCCGCGCTCGCGGTCGGCCATGGGCGTGTAAGACGTGTAGTCCTTGCCGTTGCCGTGCCGATAGTGGTGGTGTTCCAAAAACGGCTTGCCTTGGTCGTCATGATCGAAAGTAGCATTGAAGCCTTCAACAGGTTTCGTTCGTCCTTTGTGGCGGCGCACGATCGCCCATGATCCATAACTATTGCCGTCGCCGCATTCCAACTCATGCCAGCGATGCAGCGTCATCGAGATGCGGCGTAGCGCGGTGGCATCCTGATACGAAATGCCGGCTTTGGTTAGTGTGTCGATGCAATTATATTTCGTCATTGTCTGTCCCTCTCAGTTAGGCCCGCCATGGGCCGGTCATCATCAGGAGCCGCGTTACGGCTCGACGGGCAATATGCCCGTTTCGACCTTAAGCGGCAATCTCCAAAGACTCGGCGGGAATGGCGAGCAAATCGCGGAAATAGTCGTCATTGATCTGCAGCACGGGTTCAACCGGTATCCAATCCCAGTTGGGAATATCGATAATCTGTCCGCCGCTCTTCCAATGAAACGAAACGGCGGAAACGCGCGACTGGCGTTTGCCCGTTGGCAATGTGACGTCTGCCCAGATCGCGCAAGCGCTCCCATCGGGCAACGCGATGGCATCGCGCAGGGCGAGCCAGCGCGCGTATTCGATCCCCTTGCGCGCTTGCTCGTCGCGGTCGAAGGTCCCGCGCGTGCTGCCCATGGTGACCTTCTTTGCGCGCGGGCGCTTTTCGCCAGCGACGCGAACCCACATTTTGCGCGGCAATGGGCCGTAAACCGTGGCACCTCGCGATTTGAATCGCGGGTTACCGTCTTGGCCTTCCATAAATCCATAAACTTTCCAAGCCATGTTTTGCCCTCTCAGTTGAATGTCTGATGGCCATCATCAGGCGCGACACAATCGCGCGACGCGGCTTGCGCCGCGTTTCGGCCTATGCGTTGGCGAATGGATTCGGCATGCGGACAACCCGATCAAGCCGCCAAGTATATTCCCGGTCGCGCTGGATCGATTCGTTGTCCGGTTGACCGTTGCGACATCGGACCGGCAAGTAGGTATAGCGCTTGCCACAATGGGCATTTTCGAAAGCCGCGCGCTTTTGCGCACCTGCGAGCGTTTTGAAGTTTTGCGATAGCAGCATGGTCTAATCCTCTCAGTTCGTGATGGCCATCATCAGGACGCGCGTCACGCGTCGACCCGCAAGAGCGGGTTTCGGCCTATCGTAGAGCGAGTGAAATCGCCATGCCCTGCATCATTTCATCATAGGTCAAATCTTCCGGATTGAATTCGTCAAGGTATGCGCAGGTGAAATAGTTGAGCGGGGAAGCGAGCGTGCCGTCAACCTGATGCAGGTCCATGGCGCGAACCGCCTCGCAGGTGAGTCGCAACGCGTCGTCACGCGAATCTTCGTGCTCATCTGCCCATGCATTCCAGATGCTCAAGAACGTCACGGCGAGCGCGCGGGCTTTTTTGTCTGGTGTCATCATCGGATTATCCCTCTCAGTGGCCATCATCGGGCAACGCATCACGTTGCGACGGGCTTGCGCCCGTTTCGGCCTTAGTATCCCGCCCAAATGCGAAGCTCGGCGAACGTGCCTCCCCAGATGAGCTGTTCGGAATAGCTGGCGCTGTTCCATGTGAAGCTATCGCGGACAATGATCTTGCGCCCGGCAACGCCGGCAACGAACCAATCATGCTGCGAGGCCCAAAGAAACTGCGAGGGCGAAAGCTCGGTCGCGAATTCGAGAGAACGCGCGGCCTTGCGCAACGGATCGGCCGGCGGATTGGCGGCAAACGTCACCGCAGAAAACGGAGTGGCTTGATTGGTCATGTGATGTCCTCTCAGTTATCGCGGCGCGCCAACGCCGCTCCTAATGCCCTAAGCCCGGTAGGTCTTGCGACCGCCGGGCATGAGGCGATGATGCGAAGGGCTTAGACTGGCGTGCAGTCAGCCAGAATGAACCGCATTGTCTTGCCTGACTTGTCGAGCTTGACGAGCGCGACCTCGTCGCCGCGCGTTCCCTTCGTGCGGGATTTGACGACCTTGACGACCTCGCCGTATCGATCGCCCATCATCCAGCGGTCAGTATAGGCGGGGATTTGAACGCGTTCGGTCATTTGGATGTCCTCTCAGTTGCGGGCACCGCGCCAACGGCTGCCCATGTCCAAAACCATACGCCAATATGGCGCATATGCAAGAGCGGCGCGGGGAAAGATTTTCCAAAGATCGCCAAAACGGAGAATGACGTTCTAAAGATTGAGCACGCGCTCAAAAGATAATAGTTGCCATGGCAACGAGTGAAATGATGATTATGGAACATCTCGCGGTGCAGCGTAAAAACACGCGCAAAACATGAGCAATATCAATAAGAAGAAAGGGGATTGACAGATGCACCAAACATCATGCCGTCTCGCGCGCGGCTCTCCCACCGTAGAACCAACACTCAAAGCTTGCCGCAGTACAGCGCGCCCGATAGGGTGCGCGACATGCCAGCGCTCCCCAACGCCAGACAAGAACGCTTCTGCCAGCTCGTGAAGCAAGGCATTCCCCCTTATCGTGCATACCCTTTAGCTGGATACAAGCCAGACAGCGGCGCTCCGTATCGGCTGTCAGAAAACATCAGAGTAAAGCGCCGGCTAACGGAGCTAACGAGGCATATCGCCGTGAAAACACGCGTAACGATCGAAAGTCTCACGCAAGAGCTAGACGAGGCGCGCGAGCTTGCGGCGCGCGTGGATCAGCCGTCGGCCATGACGGCGGCAACCATCGCCAAGGGCAAGCTGCATGGCCTGATGGTCGAGCGCAAAGAGAGCGGACAGCCTGGGGACTTCGCAGGCCTACAGAGCGCGGCTGATGTACTGGCGCAGCTTGCAACGGAGCTTGGGCCTGAGACGGCAGCGCTACTGTCGGCCGCGCTGGCGCGCAGGGAAGACGCAGAGAGCACGCTGCAATAGCTCTCGTTGTATCGCTTGCCGGAGCAACGAGTACACGCGCCGCGTAGGCCAGCGATATCAACGGCTTAGGCGACGAGCGCCACTTTCCTAACGGACCCTCTGACCCCCGGGTCGGGGCTGAGTTCCCGGCCCGGCGTCGAAAATATACCTTCGGTCCAAGTCTCAAAGGGACCCATTTTTGCGGCGGGAAAATTTCCACATAATTTTCCGGGGGAATTTTTTGGGCCCCATTTTTGCGATAGGGTGCCATGTGCCGGCCCCGGGTTTGGGTGCGTTTCACAAAACCGGTGAGCGCCTGCCTAGCAGTGATGCGGCAGGAACTCGGGGCTGGTTCTTGCAGGGGGATCCGCTTCTGGTAGGGACCCCCTTTTACAGAAGTGGTCCCATCGATGTTTTGAGCTTGTGCTCATGGCAGGATTGATATTCTGCCGTAGGTCTGCCAATATACTGCCATGGCAGACAAGAAGCGCGCTGCGGCGCTCAAAGAACTTGACGCGATCGGCTTCGACGAATTGGACGACTTCTTGGCGGAGACGATCCACACGGCGTTCCGAAAGGGCATAGATCATCCGCAGTCGATGGTGATCTGGCGGGCGATCCGCGAACTACCGAGCGATCAGTGGTCTACCGGGATCGAGTGGATGATATGGGCGCTTCGGGTCTCGACGGATCGGGAGAAGAAGTAGGTGCCCATGGCAAATAAACCGATATCTAAGGCGGCTCAGGTACGCGCGCTTCGGGAGCAGCGGACCGAGAGTTCTGGCGGCGGCGTGGAAAGCAGACCCGCAGCGAGGGGGAGTAATGCGGTCCAACCCCTGCAAAGGCCTGGGGCCGGCGCGTACAGTAGCCGCACAGCCGGAGTAGCGCCCGGCCCGTCAGAAGCCAAGCCGATGAAGCGAGGCCGTCCCCGGATAGGGGAGGTGCGAGAGAAGCCGTGGCTTACGGCGGAGCCTCCGATGTCGGAGCGGACGTGGTACCGGCGGCAGAGGGAGCAGCGGAAGTGATCCAACCGTTTACCAGAGAAGATTTGAAATATGGCGAGGCGATCGTGCAGCAATTGCACGGACTAAAAGGCTACGATGCGTGGGCAGAGTGCGTCGCGAAAGCGATTGCCGCCGAGCGCGAGCGTTGCGCATTAATTTTGGAACATAGGGCGGAACTGATGACTAATTCTCTGCATTTCGGCGACAGCAGTATGATGGTTCACGATACACATCGTGCAGCGCGGGGCTTACATCACGCTGCCGATACGATTCGCGGTTAGATGCCTTAACGCGCGCGTGCCCGGCTCCTCTGCGCTGTCCAAAGTTAGACATTCGTTGAACCTTTGAGTTTTCTGCTGCACTCATGTAGTGTATCGGAATTGATTTGGGAGGTTACCGTGAGTATGCTTCAGGACATTTTGCTCTTTTACGCCGTGGGCAGTGTGATCGTTGGTCTTTTTGTCTCCTCTATGGACAAGGTCAGCATTACTTTGCCGAGCGGACGATCGACGCCGTTTCCTCGTCTTGTTGCGGGCATTTTTGCTGGCGCGATCTGGCCATGGACCCTTTGGAAACTGGTAGTGGGGCGATAATGAGCAGGCCAACGATTACCGAGGGCATCCATATGATCCATGCGGTTGGCTACATGCGGACGTCGTCTGCGGCGAATGTTGGGGAGGGCAAGGATAGCGAGCCCCGGCAGCGTGCGGCGATAGCGGGGTACGCGGCGGAGGCGGGATATGAGATCGCCGATGGCGACTACTTCTATGACCCTGCGGTGAAGGGCAAGGACGCGATCACGGATCGTCCGGGGTTTGCGGCGATGCTCCTCCGCATTGCGGAGAACGGGGTTCGGACGATTATTGTCGAGAGTCCGGACCGGTTTGCGCGGGATTTGGTGGTGCAGCTCACGGGGCATGATTATCTGAAGACACTCGGGGTAGTCCTCATCCCCGCGTCGGCACCGGATTATTTTACTGAGGAAACACCGACGGCGGTGCTCGTTCGGCAGGTACTCGGGGCCATCGCGCAGTTCGAAAAGGCGAGCCTTGTCGCGAAGTTGAAGGCGGCGCGGGATCGGAAGCGGGAGCGGACCGGGAAGAAGGTTGGTGGCCGGAAGAACTACTTTGAAATGCGGCCGGAGGTGGTGGAGGCGGCTCGGGAGCTTTGCTCCGGCCGTTCGCTGCGCGCAGTGTCCGCCGCGCTTGCGGCTGCGGGCCATCTGACCCCGAGCGGGCGACCGTATGCGGCGATGGCGGTGCGGTCGATGCTCGCGACGCGATCGAGGGCGACATGATGGCAGACCGGTACGCGGACGATCCTGACGAGACGGCAGGCCGCCGTCTCTATCGTGCGCACGCCGATAAGCTTGCTCGATCGCAGATCGCGGTGGCGAGGCGCGGAGTGAAACTGCTTTGTTCGGATTGTCCACCTGTCGGGTATCCGACGGACAAGACGCGATGCACGCCATGCCCACGGCGATCGGCGGCGACATGACGCATGAGAAGGAGAAATTGGCTGTTGCCGAGACGCTGCGCCAAGCGGCCGACCTAGCTGGTAACTATAAGAATGTGCTGATGACCGAGGAGCTGCTTCGTCGCATGGCGACTGAGCTTGACCCGGACTATGTCGAGCCTGATGCCGCAGTTTACGCCAGAACGCGATCTGGCTTTGAAGCCGTCGGCCGCGCGAGCGTCTACGGCTATTTGAACTTCCATTTCGTTCCGACGGACGGCTTCGATCTTTATACGTGGGGAACGGCTTATCGTATTGGCTATTTTGCGAACCGATTCGCTTTACCCGCCATTCGGCCGCGCATTCGCGCCAAAGCTATTTGTGTCCGATATGCGCCCTATCCTCTAGGGTAATTGGTACGGTGCGGAGACGCGACATGAGCGAAGAACTGCTGCGCAAGGCGACCGAGATGCGCAACGCGATCGACATGATCGAGGGTGCGCTGATGGGGCTCGGCGACTTCGTCGATCTGCCGGATTTGTTCGAGGGGACCGCCGAGCACGTCAACCTTGCACCCAAGATGACGGTCGGCGAGCTGCGCCGGGTCTGCACGGCGCTCGCCGAGTGCACACGGATTATCAATTCGGAGGAGTTTGCTCCGGATGAACTGCGCCGTCATGCCCAACGAGCGCCGTGGCAGCCTATCGACACCATTCCGCAAGATCGTCCAGTCGATGGATGGCATAGCGTTTGGAAGTGTCCGGTGACGATCGCCTACCGTTCGTGGGGAGATCGGAACGCATGGGTTGAAAAGACCCTGACAACAGAATGGCCACTTGAGGCGTTCACGCATTGGCGCGAAACGTCAAAGGCTCCCTCGCTCACATCGACTGAATGCGCACCTCCTAAAGCTTGGACCGAAGCAAAAGCGGAGATCGACGCAGGCTGGCCCGATGATCCGGCGACGGCCGGTTAGCCACAATTCTTTACCGTCCCAGGGCAATATTTGCTTTCCGGCTCCAGGAATGAGTCTAATATTACACCCGTCAATAGAGTGCGGGAGCGTCAACATGGACGACAGGGATAGCCTTCTTTCCATCGTGCGGGAGCTGCGTAGGTTTGCCGGTGCAGCCTATGGCAAGCCGGTCAGGGTACCGGTCACCGCCGCCAACCTGACCGATCTTGCCGATCGCCTCGAACGAATTGCCATCGGCGATGCAGAGTCTCAAACTGAACAGGCCTGATGCCCCGCATCTGCGCATGTGGCTCATCGGATATGGCAAGGAAGAAGGTGGTCTGCCGCGCCTGCCATGCCGCCGATATGCGCGCGCGGCGGTCGAGCATGCCAAAGGCGGAGGTGCCCGTCGTGGTCATCCGCTTTCGTCGCCGGAGTCTCGATCTGCACAGGCCGGGGAAGAAGCGCAATGAGCGCCCTGTCTAATTTTGGACAGGCGACTATCGTCCAAAATTAGACAGGGATGGCGAGATTTTTATTAAAGTGTGGCTTCAAAGAGACGCGCTCCGGGACGGGTTCGGTCTATCCTCCGAATCATTCGAACCCAGTACGGAGTACTTTAGATCATGAAGAAGCATATATTCGCGGCCTGCCTTGCCGCTCTTGGCGTTGCCCCTGCGGCTGCCGCAGACATGGCAGTGAAGGCCCCGCTCGCGGGCGTCGCGCGACCGATTTACGACTGGACCGGCCTCTATCTCGGCATCAACGGCGGTGGCGGGAGAAGTAGCAACTGTTGGGACATGAACGGGGCGCTACTTTTCGGCTTTAGCCCGGCCATCTCGGAGGGCTGCAACAACGGCACAGGCGCGGTGGTCGGCGGCCAGATCGGCTACCGCTATCAGACGGGTAATTTGGTCTTCGGCATCGAGGCGCAGGGCGACTGGGCCGACCTGAAGGGGAGCAACACCAGCAACGTGTTCAACGGGCTCAAGTTGCCGGCTGGCGTCGCGCTTTCGCTCACCAACACGAGCAAGGTCGATGCGATCGGCCTATTCACCGGGCAGATCGGCTACTCGTTCGGTCCGCTGCTCTGGTACGTCAAGGGCGGTGCGGCGGTGACCGATAATAAGTATGACGGTGCGCTCAATCTCACCATTGCGCCTCGGATCGTGAACGCTGGTGGGTTCTCGCTCTCGGCGACCGACAGCGCCTCGGCGGTCAAGTTCGGCGGCGTCGTTGGTACCGGTCTCGACTGGATGTTCGCCGACGGCTGGTCGGTCGGCGTCGAATACAACCATCTCTTCATGGGAAGCAACGACAACGGCTTCAAGCTCACGAGCTTCGGCACCACGCCGGCCATCCCTGCCGGTGTGCTGCCGAAGAACCTGCTGGCACCGGGCATGCCCACCCGGAACGACAGCATCAGCCAGGATATCGATATGGCGACCGTTCGGTTGAACTATCGGTTCACCTCGCACTAACCTCCCCCAGACTGGCCGTCCCGTATAGGGGCGGCCTTTTTTTGCTGTGTTGTTAACGCCAATCTGGCAAAACGTGTTCGATTAGGTCGTCTAAATCGTCCGCTGCCGGATACCATGAGCTGAAGTGGATAATTTCGGTTTGGCACGCGAGACATTGAATCTCCACCCATGTAAAGGGCGTGCCTGCCTCGGTATCCGCATTATTCCAAGCAACATCTGCGCGATCGATTTTCTTACCGCAACTCGGGCACTCGGTTTTGCCGTGCTCCGCCAAGATAGCAGTTAGTTTCTCGTCGGCTGTCATTCCGCATTCCTCAACTGCTGCGCGGGCCGGCCTTTTTCACGCTATGTCTCTGATTCGTTCCTGATGCCGAAGGCGGAGTAGGCCTCGGCGCGCTCGTGCGGTGCAAATCGGATGAAGCGAAGATTCCTTTTGCCGCAGATGTCGCAGTACCAGGGGATGCCGCGTTGGCTCAGCTCCGGGACCGTCAACTCCTTCGACGTCCAGCCACACCGGCATTTGAGGATGAGCAAATCCTCCGGGCTCGGAACATGTGCTTTGGTGGTTCGGTAAAAATGCATTCATCGCACCCTCATGATGTGCGCGCGCATCTGTTCCAGCGTCAGGGAGAACTCGCTATCCGGCGTCTCGACGTCTTCGAGCTTGAGGTGCCACTCGACCATCGGCGCGTCCGGAGCCGGCAGCATCATCGTGCGATGGGCGGACAGGCCGAGTGATGCCAGTTCGCCGTTGTAATCGGTCGCCTGCAGGATGGTCACGCCCGGCATCGGCCGCACTGACATAACGATCGGCTTGCCGGTCTCGCGAACCGCCTTGATGATATCCCAGTCGAGCATTTCGAACGCGCTGATCTTGTACCTTGGACAGCCGAGCGTTTCGAGGAAGGCGACGTCGTCGGGGTCGAAGACGGAGGAGAACCATTTGAGGCCGTAGGTTTCGGCGTGAGAGATCATCTTCGGAAACCACCATCGTGGCGTATGCGTTCGGCGATAGAGACGAACGAGCGGGACGCCGCCGGCCAGCGCCAGGACGTCGGCGCGTGTCGCGCGCCGAGCGGCAAGACATTCCGGATCGAAGCATTGGAACTTCACCGCATCGGCACCAGCCTCGTTGGCGTCCAGGATGAGCCGCAGCGCGTTATCGAGCGAGCCGCCATGGTTGCCGCTGATCTCGGCGACGATTTCGGTCATTTCCGCCACTCCATCTGAAACGCGTCGAGCAGTTCCATCGCTGCGTAGTCGTAGTTCGGTGCATCAGCGATTTTTCTGACCAGTTTTTGCAGTTCCGACGGCATGCGCCCGTAAAGGCCGCCGATGTCACCCTTCAACAGCGTCGGGTCGTACCGGCCTCCTATGCTGTAGTCGATTGTGCTCATAGCACCATCTCCGCCGCCTTCCGGAACGCCGCCCCGATCTGCTCCGCCTGCGCCAGGGTGACGTCATGGGCGGTGTTTTCGAAGTAGAACAGCCGGCGATCGTGCAGGTCCTCGGCAACCGGGCAGGGCCGCGCGAAGCGCGCGAACGCCGGCATCCGGTAGAGCGGCGCAACGTAACCATCGACGATCGGCATGCCTGCCTCGCGGAGCAGCTTGCAGAACCACGATCGCGTTTCGGGCTCGTACACGCGCCCGGGCCGGTCGGACGGGTCAACCAGGAACGGGATCGTATAATAGACATGCCGGCATCCCTTGCGGACGATCGGCATGCGCAATCCCGGGATATCGCCGATCGCCGCCAAAATGGCCGTGGCCTGATCGATCCGGCCCTGGATGATCTGCTCACCGCGCTGCAGTTGCACCAATGCGATGGCCGCGCAGACCTCGGGCATGCGCAGGTTGAGCCCGATCTCCGGCCCGACATGCTCACCATGATTGATGAAGGCGCGCATGCGGGCGGCGAGATCATCGTCATCGGTGACGATCATGCCACCTTCACCGCACTGAATCGGCTTGTGCACGTTCAAGGAGAACACGCCGATGTGGCCGACTGTGCCGGCGAAGGTGTCGTACTCCCATGCGAACGGGGACTGCGAATTGTCCTCGATCAGCGGAATGCCGTTCGTGACCGCGATCTCGCGCCAGACGTTTAGCCGACCTGGATGGCCGAACAGATTGGTGATGAAGATCGCCCGGTGCTTGTCGGTGATCGGGATCGGGACGTCGAGCGCGAAATCATCTTCGTCGACATCGCCGAATGTCGGCGTCGCCCCGGTGAACATCGGCGCGGCGCAGGTGGCGCTCATGGTCATCGCCGGGCAAACGAACTCGTCCCCAGCCTTGAGCCCGACCGCGAACGATGCTGCGACCAAACCTGACGTAGCACTGTTGCAGGCGATGGCGTGCTTGACCTTGAACGTCTTCGCCCAAGCGTCTTCCAGTGCGCAGACCTCGCGCCCGCCGCGTTCCTTGCCGGCGAGATAGCCGGAGAGCGGCACGTTTTCATAGAGCGCCGACGCGGTGAACGAGTTGAACGGCTTGATCTTCCCGATCATGTTTGCGGCTCCTTGCGGTACTGCAGAAAGCCAGCTTCGCGGCCGATCTCGTCGAAGCCGCAGCGTTCGAACACCTTGCGCGATGCGATGTTATCGTGCCTCACTTCCGCGCTGATCGCAAAATCCGAGAAAAAACCGCAGGCCTCGGCCAAGATAGGTCGGGCGAACCCACTGCCGCGATACTCGGGCGCGATCGTGATCGAGGCCTCATATGTCATGAGATCGTTCTTTGCCGCATCGAACCGGACCACGCCGACGCAGCCACCGAGGCCTTCGGCGATGATGACGGCGTGCTCGGGCTGTCCCAGGAGCACATTGAACTTCATCCACCGGTCGTGATCCTCGCGCGGCACGGCGGCGGTTGACCGGCTGTTGGCGCAGGTTACCGGATCGTTACGCCATGCAAAGAGCCGGTCGGCATCGGCGAGCGTCGCGGGTCTAAGATTGATCATCCTTTTGTTCTTTCAAACCGGCCTCGATCAAGGCTTTAGATATGGGAGTCAGGATGGCAATGCTCTGCATCGGATACTGCTTGTACCGCAGGTCATTGAGATCGTCCGTCTGATAGTCGAGGTCGGGCAATGTCGGATGTCCCCATGCCACAATATGCACCTTCAACATGTCAATGCCTCCCGCAATTCCTCAACCGACATCCGGCGTGCCTGATCGCTGCTATTCCCCGCGCCCATGGACTCGTGTCTCTTTTCGTACAGGGGCAATCCGCGCACATCCATCTTTGCGCCCATGGCCTCGGCCAGATCGCCCAGACGATAGGCCGGCAACTCCGGGATCGCAATCTCGCCGCCTCGCATGGTCTCGGCGGTGTCCAAAACGAGACTCACCGCCTCATCCATGGTCATGAAGAACCGGGTGCATTCCGGATCGGTCACCGGTACCGTGTCGGATGCCTTGAGGATTTCTTCCCAAAGTGGCACCACCGAACCAGTAGATCGCCAGACGTTTCCATACCGGCAAACCGAAAATCTCGGCCCGTGAGCCCCTTTCGTATTGTTCGCCGCTTGGAACAGAGATTCAGCAAATGCCTTACTTGTGCCGTATGGGCTAATAGGCTGAAATGCCTTGTCCGTCGAAAGGGCAACCACCCTATTAACGCCAGCGTCTGTCGCGGCTTCGATAACATTGGCGGCTCCGAGAATGTTGGTCTTCATGACCTCAAGGGGATTGTACGCGGCGACCTCGATGCGTTTGAGCGCAGCGGCATGGATCACCACCTCGATGCCTTCCATCGCGCGTCGCAGCCTGTCCCGATCACGCACATCACCGACAAAGAATCTCAGCCGCTGATCAGGATCATCCAAAGGCGCGAGTTCGCGCGCCATGTCTGCCTGCCGGTGCTCGCCGCGTGAGAAGATGACAATGCGGAACGGCAGAGGAGCCGTCACGAGCATCCGCCTTGCGCATGCTGTGCCGAACGCGCCGCTGCCGCCGGTTATGAGGACCGATCTCACCTGATTGGCCCTTCGTATCTACCGGTGACAGAGAAGAAGAGTGGTCCGAACATGCAGTACGCACACTCGACGGGTTCGGTCATCTTTCCAAGGCCGATCTGCCAATCGAGCGGGCGGATCAGGAAGGTAACGGCGAACGGCTCAGCCGTGATCATAATCCCTATGGATAGGTTGCTCACGCGCGCACCATCGGACCGACGGTCGCGCCGGCAAGCCGCTCGGCGATGTCGTTCTTGTCGATCGCGTCGCGGATGATGCCGAGCGTGTGGTCGTAGGAGCGGAAGATGCGCGCGACCTCGCTCGGACCATGCGCGGCGCAGATATTGTGGCTCGCGACGATCAGCGTGCCGGAAGCGACCATCTCCTTGCGGAATAGTGCTGCGATCTTGTCGTCCTTGAATTTGAGCCGCTTGAATGACGGATGGCCCTCGATCCGGATAAGATCGGAGACGCGATTCTTGATGATAAGCGCCTCTGTTTCAGCGGCAATCAGTTCGCCACAGTCACAGACTTGAGTCAGAAGATTGCCGCGCTCAAGCTTCTTGATCGTGGCAATCGCTGCCGCCAAGGAGAGCGTTTCGCCGAACATGGTGCCGCTGTAGAAGATGTTATCCGGCGGCTCCATGCGCTTCATGATATCGTGCCGGCCGACCAGGGCCGAGAGCGGCATGCCGTTGGCCATCGCCTTGCCGAAGGTCGCAAGGTCGGGCGTGACGCCATAGAGCTTCTGCGCACCGCCGAGATCGAACCGGAAGCCGGTGATCACCTCGTCGAAGATGAGGACGATGCCGGCGGTCGTGCACATCTCACGGAGCCATTTCAGGAGAGCGGGATTGTCCTCGGGCTCGATGATCACCGCTGCCGGCGGATCACTCGGATCACCCCATGGGACTTGTCCGATCTTCGGCTGCTTGAGCGAGAGCGCTTGAACCGCGTCGGGGATGCCGAGTCGGCGCTCCGAGACCGCCATGCTCCAGTCCGCCCACCCGTGATAGCCGCAGACCATTACCTTGTCGCGTCCCGTAAACGCGCGAGCAAGGCGGATCGCTGCCGTGGTGACGTCCGTGCCGCTTTTGCCGAACCGGACCGCTTCCGCACACGGGATGAGCCGGCAGAGCGTTTCGGCAAGCTGCGCTTCAAGTTCGGTGGCGAGGGAGAAAGATATCCCGGAACAAAGCTGCCGTCTGATCGCTGCATCCACATCAGGGTCTCTAGCGCCAAGGATCGTCGGTAGCAGTGCGGACACAAGGTCCACATATTCGTTGCCGTCGATATCCCAAGCGAGACCGCCTTGCCCGTGGCTGAGGAACAGGGGCGAAGGTTGATGGTACTGGAGCCAGCTTTTGCTGAAGGTTTGCGCGGCGAGCGGGATGATTTCGCGGGCTTTTTTGAACTGCGCCTGCGACCTTTCGTAACTCCGGGCATAGATCGGCTCCTCGGCGAGAGCGTCGAAGTAACGCTCGTTCATGATGGCATTGGCGTTCAGAATGTCTGGATTGGCATCGAGCACGCCGAGGATGTCGAACTGTGATGGCGGCCCCTTATGCCAGGGCCAGTAGACCGCGACGTTCTTGCAGAATTCGAAGTCCTCGGCGGTATCGAGCACCCATCGCTCCTCCTGCAGGCCTGGGATCGGATTGATCACGGTCTCGGCTGGGAAGCGCGACCGGTTGCGCGATATCCAAGTGGTGACGCAGTCGCGGTCGATCGGGCGACGAGCTTCGTGATAGGCATGCCAGAGCGCATCGCGCGTGAACGCCTCGACGTCGAGGCCATCCGGATAGGTACGTGGGCTCACATTGCTGCAGTAGTCGGCCCCGGTCTGTTTGATGAGGCGAACGACGCTGCCGATCACCTGCGGATCAAGGAACGGGCAGTCTCCGGTCAGGCGCAGGATGATATCCTCGCCGACCAGCGGCATCGTGCAATCATAGAAGCGGCCGAGAACATCGGTCTCGGACCCGCGCCAGACGTTGACGTCAATTTCGTCGCACCATTTGACGATAGCGTCATCCGCATCAAGCGTCGTGGTGGCGACCCAGACCTCGTCGACGCCCGGCGCGGCGCGCGCGGCACGCACACACCATTCGAGCACCGGATGACCGCCGAGCGGCATCAGGACTTTTCCCGGCAAACGCGTAGAGCCCATCCGCGCCTGAATTATTGCAACGGTTTTCATGGCGATACCTGAATGGTTGGATAGGCAACATGATCAGCCCACATCGGCCAAAGCTCGATGCCGGTATCGGTCTTGAAGAAATAGACCGGGGTTGCCCGAATGCCCTTCGGCAACTTGTCCCATTCGTCACGGTTTCCGATCTGGATGAGCTTGCGCATCGAATCAATCATAATGCGGTGCGTCATCGCGGCGCTACTCCGGCTTTGCTTCGAACTTCAAGAAGGATGTCGAGCGTGTTGAATCCATCCTCGCCGGTCGCGCCAGGAACGTCGTGGCCCTCGATGCGATCGAAAAAGGCGGTCATCTCGTCGAGGTAATCAGCGTCATAGGAGCCGTAGAGCTTGAGGTCGGTGTGCGTGACGTCTGGCAGCTTCGGATCGGCGAGCCGCGCCTTGAGCGTGCGCGCCGACAGATCGACGTGGAGATCGCCCTCATCACCGATGACGCGAAACTCGCGAATTTCGGTTCTGGTGACGTAGTCGAGATGGAAGGTCGAGCGACAGCCGGACTGATGTTCGAGCACGAAGTCGGCGATGAGATCGCATCCGGTCTCATCGCCACCAAAGACCATATGGGCATTGGCGCTCACGACCTTTGCCGGCCCGAGCAAGTGCAGCGCGAGATCGACCTCGTGCGCGCCGGTATTGAGGATCACGCCGTCGGAGAGATAGAGCGACTTTGTAGAGAGCGCCGCGCAGGTGAACGAGGCCCAGAGTGGCGCGCCGAGCTGGCCCTCGTCGATCCGGGTTTTGGCGCTCTGCACGCAGGGATGAAAGCGCAAATTATTGCCTATCATCACCGTGAGGTTCTTCGCAGCAGCCCAATCGAGCATCTGGCGCAGGTCTTTGGTGGTCTTCGCGATCGGTTTCTCGACCAGCATATGCCGGCCGCGCTCGGCGCAGGCGCGAATGCCGGCGATATGGACCCATGTCGGTGTCGCGATCACGACCGCGTCGCAGGTGTCATAGATAATGCGTTCGAACCCGACGTCGCGGCGCTGCGCCGGATCGTACACGACTACCTGATGCCCGAGCGAGGTCGCGTTGGCCGCATGCCGCTGCCCGATCGATCCATATCCGACGATGCCGACCTTCATAGGCGCACCGGAAGCGTGCGACCCTTATGGATGATCTCGACTAGCTCCCCATCGCCGACTTTGCTCCACCAGACATGGTCGTAAAGCGGGTTCGCAAGCCAGAAATGAGGGAAGTCGACATGATACGACGAGACGCCATCACGGTGCTCGTATTGGCGAGCATGGGCCTCGTCGTCAGGGCGTATGCTGAAATCGTGAATGACGATATGGCCGTCCGGCCGCAAGACGCGGTCGCCCTCGGCGACAATTTTGAACCAGTCCGCCGGATCGGTGCAGTAGAGACAGAAGCCGTAGATCACGAGATCATAGGCTTCATTCCCCGCCGGCAGGCTTTCGGCGGTGCAGCGCCAGACCGACACGCGGCGGGTCGCCGCCTCGATGCAGCCCTGCATGCTCGGCTCAACGCCGTTGACTTCGCAGCCATGCTTCTTGCGCAGATGCGCCAGACGCCAGCCATTGGCGCAGCCGATCTCAAGAACGCTTGTAGGCTTAATTCCGGCCTGTTCGATCAGTTCTGAGACAGGATCGCGTTCGCCGAGCTTGGCGCGATTCCTTTCGAGCCACGCATCGCCTTCGGATTCGGCAAAGATGTCGGCCTGTTTCATTTAGCCAGCTCCGTGAGCAGATTGGAAATATTCTGGTCATTGGCGTTGATGGAGCGGAGGATGATCTTGGTTTCGGCCGGGGCATGCCTGAGCGCAATCTCCAGCACCTGCATCCATAGAATGTTGTTGACGCCACGGAACTGACGAATCTCGGTGATGGTCTTGTCGGTCATGAGATCACCTTGACCTGCTTTGGTCCGTCGGAAAACTTTCGATGTTCGTCGGCGTATCGCTCGGCGTCCTCGACGGTCGGAAAATAAACGGTCATGGATACCATACCGATAGAGGTTTTGAGGGAACGCCACTTCGGAAACAAGCCAATAATATTTGGCATAAAGCATTCAACCGAGAAGGACGATCTGCCGTGTTGCATGATCCGGTAGCGCTTCATCGCATCCTCCCGAACAGCACGGCGGAAACCGGATTGCCATCGAACAGGAAGTGGTTTTTGCGCTCACCTTCCTCTTTGAACTCGCTGCCTTGGATGATCTTCAGCATCGCCGTGTTGCTGCGCGCGCAGCCGGCCTCCAGTTTGCGGATTCCGCCGCCATCCTTGTCGAGCAGCCAGTTGCACGCGGCCTTCCACGCCTCGCCGGCATAGCCCCGGCCCCAGAAGTCGGTCTCACCGATCATGATCCCGACATCCGCGACATTATTCGGCGCGTCATGCATGGCGCTCAGGTTGCCGATGTGGTTGCCGCTCTCGACCAGATGGATCGCCCATAGCTTCGACTTGCCGACGAACGAACTGACGTATCTATGCTGGGTCGACAAGGTATGCTCTCGGTGGCGCTGTTCGGAGTAGCGCACGACGTCGGGATTGCGCAGCCAGCCGAGATTGCGCGACGAGGGCCGGATGAGCGGGCGCAGCGAGAGCCGCGCGGTCGGGATCGTGGTCATCAAAACGTCGCGACGTTCACCACGACCATCTTGAGATCGCGGATTTTCGCCGGCTCCAGGTACTCGGTGCGCTCCTTGACCTTCTTGTTGACGAACTTGATACGCACCTCGTTGTGTTTTTCGAGGACCGATTTGATATCGATCTCGAAAAAAAGCTCCTGGTCGGTGGCGTCGGTAAGCTTCTGCTCGCCGCTATAGAGCAGCGACCGCTCCAACGGCACGTTCTCTTCTGGATCGGCGATAAAAACCTGAACGAGACGACGTGATGTCATAGTGGGTTTCTCCTTTTTGAGATTCTGAAGATGTACGTTTTCAGGAATGTTTTGCGATGCGGCCAAGATCATGCGGCGTTGGTTTTCGAAGCCGCCTTGAGCCTGCAGATTTGCGAGTTGGCCAAAACCTTTGGGCGATGCCGTTGCGAGTCCAAAAACGGCTGTGTTCGAGCCATAGGTGCTGGTCGTCATAGCGGGAAAATCTACGTTCATGCTCATCGCATCCGCTCCAGCAGGTGATCCATCAGCTTCACCACCGCCTCCATGGTTAGCCTGATACCCGAGGCGCTGGGATCGTAATCGCCGAGGGCTTTGCGCTCGTCCAGGCCGGGGATGCCGCCTTTGGCACGCTTCGGCTTGCCCATCAGGTCGAGTTCCTCATAAGGCGGATCGCCACGGATCAAGCGCAATCGGAGTTCGACGATTTCTTCGCGGGTCATGGTTTCCCAGCCTTTCCGCAGTATCCCTTGTCGGTATCCATCGGGGTAAATCCATCGCCGCCAATAATTTGTACCCAGCGCCACGCCATGCAGGCAGAGCCGAGGCACATGAGCGGCGCAGTGTGGGCCGCAATGCCGACACCCACCGTGTAGGACATCTGCATTGGAGTTGCCGGCGGCCCGAAACTCTCCTGGCAGCGCTTGGTCTTCTTGGCTTCTTCCTCGGTGAGCGTCATTCACGGTCTCCTTCGGTCAAAACCAACTCGTGCCGGGTACAGGCTTTGCCGCAGGATTCATCCCATTGCGTCGAGGTGGTGTTGCGGTTTGTGCACCGCGCGAGAAAGACATCGCGGTCGCCCGTGTTCACCCGCCATAGGCGGCAACCGTCAATCGTTGCGAGATAGTCGGCCCGGACCTCGGGGTTATCTGTCTTCTCCGATGAGAGCGGCTTTGCGCTGCAGGAAGCGAGCAACTGCGCGGCGAGGACAACGTAGAGACGATTCATGCCGTGCTCCTTGCTGCGATGCGGAACGGAATGACGGGTTCGCCGTCGCCCTTCCACTCCATCGTCAGCCATTCTCCACGGCGGAAATCGACATCTAGGATTGGTTGCCGCACCCATCCGATGCGCTCATAGGCGTGGACTTGATGGTGGCGGACCATGTTGAGTGTCTTTTCGCTCATGCCATTGCATCCTTCTCGCGCATGTCTTTTTCGATCAACAGCCGGACGTAGTTCGCCGCCGACCGTCGATCAGCCTGCGCCAGTTCCTCGGTGCGCTGCTTCGCCGACGATTCAATAGTGATGCGTAGGTGCCAATACGTCTGAACCATAGCCCATGATTGAGCCGAGTTGGATTATCTGTCAACAAGAATTGAGGACTAACTCAAAGTATGCGATCCTGCCGCGATGGCAGAACTCCAACAGATCATCCCGCGCCCCGGAGAAGTCCGGCCGTACCAGATTACGGATGAACGGCGCTGGCAGCGGGTGATCGAAGAAATCTACGGTTCGAGTGCCGTTCCGGAAAATATCAGGTTCGCCCACAATCCGGACTGGCGGCAGAACGTTCTCAGCATCCAGTGGACCCACGACATGGTCCAGCAGTTCTTCAGAAGCGCGGCAGCTCCCTACGTCGTCACCATCGAGATCGCCTTCACCATGGCGACCACCACCATCTGGAAAATCCCCTGATGTCGGTCACCCAGCACCAGCTCGTGCGGACCTTGCAGGCCGCCAAGCGCCTCAAGGAAATCCACGAAGCCGAAAAGCTGGAGGATAGCTTTTACGAGTTCTGCAAGGCGGCGTGGCAATGGGTCGATCCGGCGGAATTCGTCGATAATTGGCACCTTGGAGATATTTGCGATCATATGGAGGCGGTGGCGCGCGGTCACATCTCGCGGCTGCTGCTTAACGAACCGCCGCGCACCGGCAAGACCTTCATCATCTCGATCTGCTTCTGCGCATGGGTCTGGGCGCAGCGCAACAAGGGGGCACTGCTCGGGCCGCACGTCTCGTTCTTCTATGCGTCCTATGCGGAAAAACTATCGCTCGAACACTCGGTTAAATGCATCCGGCTGATCCAGTCCCGCTGGTATCAGGCGCGATGGGGCACCCGGTTCAAGTTGATCCGGGAGACACAGGGGCATTTCGAAAACGACAAGGGCGGCTACCGCATGGCGTCGTCGGTCGATGCCCGCGCCGCCGGCTTTGGTGCCGACATCCTGGTCGCCGACGATCCTCACCTCGTCAAAGAGGCCGAGTCCGAGGATGTCCGCGAGGGCACGGTGCGGTGGTGGTCGGAAACCATGCCGAGCCGGCTCAACAACCGCAAGACCGGCGCGATGATCGTGGTGATGCAGCGCGTGCACGAGGGCGATCTAAGCGGCGACATCCTCGAAAAGGGCGGCTACGTGCATTTCTGCGTGCCGATGTCCTATGTGCCGTGCCAGCACGTCAACGCCTGGGTTGGCGACAAGATCGAGACCTTCATCGGCGAGGACATCGAAGACATTGATGACGATCAGATTTTCTGGGTCGACCGGCGGAGTGAGGACGGCGAATTGTTGTGGCCCGGCCGGTTCCCGGCCAGCGAAGTTATAAAACTCGAACGCGAGCTGGGTCCCTACGCCTATGCCGGTCAATATCAACAGACGCCGGCCCCGCGCGGCGGCGGCATCATCCGCGAGGAATGGTGGCAACCATGGGACAAGAAAAACGCCGAACTTAACGGCTGCGTTCCCGAGAAATATCCCGGCTTCGAATACATTCTCGCAGCGCTCGATCCCGCCTATACCGAGAAGGAGGAGAACGATCCCTCGGCGCTGTCGATCTGGGGCATATTTCGCGATCCGAACGGCCAGCCGTTGATCTTCCTGATGTTTTGCTGGGCCG